AAAAGACATTTGAGAAGAACTACTGACATATATGTCATATATGACAGAAATAGATTATTTTAAAAAGAATAGAAAATAAAGGTGATATGAATGGTTGTAATAAAAAGAGTTCAAAAAAGTGTAACGGTCGCTGCTGAAGTAACAACTGCAACAATGACTTTAGATCCAATTTATGGTCAGATAGTTAAGATTGAAGTTCTGAATGATACTGCAAGTTGTGGTTGGTGGTTATATGTTGACGCAAGTGTAAATGACGGTGGAAATCTTGTTGATGAAAATATTTTAGGTGCAACAGGTGTTGGACACGTCGATACAGCAGGTGCAGTTTATTATCCTGTATCAGCTCAAGTTCTTACTACTGGAACAGCAACAGATCCAGATACAACTATTCTATCCACAGTTGGTGGTTCAATAGTTGTAAATATTGATGATTGTGCAGCTACAGAAGTATGCACTGTTGCAATATGGTATATACCTCAAAATAATGTTTATTAGGAGATGATGAATATGGGAAAAAATAATCCAGGAAAGCAAGATGGAACAGGTCCAGTCGGTGGAAAAGGTAGAAAAACAGGAAGAAGAAAAGGTAATTGTTAAAATGACAGAAGAAATTAGAGAAAATATAAAATTTGACTTTATACCTGAGTTTAAAATAGTAGAAAGTAAAAACTCTAATTCTAAGTGGATTCAACTTGGTGGTGTAGCTCTTGCAGAAGGAATTTCTGAAAATAAGAATCACTATACTAAAATCAACTTAGAAGAAAATGATAACAAAGAATTCAAGTGGTTATTTGGACATCCAGATTTACCAGAATCTCATGTTATTGGTTCTGGAAAAGTTTTTATGGAAGGAGATTTATTAATGCACGAGGGAAAGTTGAGAAATACAGTTACTCACCCAGATGTTATTGAATCTGTTAGAGATGGATTTTTAGGTCCATCTATTCACGCCTCTGCAAAAAAGGTAACAAGAAAAGAAGGAGAATATTTTGTAGAAGGTTTATCCATAGATGGAATTGGCTTAGTTGCGTTTCAAGGAGTGAAACAAGCATCCATCGATTATGCTATTGCTGAATCGTTTGATATGAAGGAGTCTGACTCTAACACAGGAGCTGACGCAAATAACAAAAACAAGGAGGCTGATAATATGTCAGAAGAAACAAAGGATCAACCTGCTGAAGCTCCAACGGAAGAAGCTCCACAGGAAGAGCCACAAAAGGAACAACCTGAAACTAAGGAAGAACCTGAAGTAAAGGAAGAACCTAAAGAAGAAGAAGTAAAAGACGAAGCTGTTGAGGCTTTGAAAAAAGAAGTTGCTGAATTGAAAGAAGCAAGAAAGAAAGATTTAGTTGAATCAATCATTTCAATAAATAAAACATTGAAAGCTGAAGAATTGATGAAAGAATCTGATGAAAAGCTTGATATAATTAAGCAATACGAAGAAAAGATAGCTGGAAAAAGCTCATCTGCTGTTGTTGAAACAGAAGAAAAAGTTACTAGCCAACTTGAAGAAAAAGATGGAAAAGTATCTATGAGTTCTGCTATGTATGAAAACTTCAATAAAGAAATTAAGGAGAGGGTGAGATAAATGGCTCAAACAGGATTTGTTCTCTCAGATGAGGGAAGAAGTATAACTGTCTTAAACGATTCAGGTACAACTGCAATATTTGCTGGAGATTTGGTATTTATTGGAACTGTAGATGATGTTTTGACAGGAACCGCAGCATCAGCAAGAAATGCTTATAGTGGCGGAGATGTAACAGTTAAAGGCGCTGATATGAGTGCAACAGGATATAAAACAGTTCTTGGTGTCGCAGCAGAAGATATTCCAGCAGATGGATATGGTGCGTGTGCTATGGAAGGTGTATTTATTAATCCAGTTAGTGCGAATACAGAAGCAGGAGCAATTCTGAAAGGTGTAGCATCATCTAATTCAGTAGTTCAAATTGCAGATTATGCTTATGGAACAACAACTACTGCAGTTGCTTTGGTCAATGACTTTAAATATAAAATAGGGAAGGCTCTATCTGGTGGAACTGCAACAGGCAAATACATCGTATGGAAGTTAACTTTATAAGGAGGGAATGATAAAAAATGCCATCACAAATATTAAGTACAGATAGCGCAGATTTTGCAAGTAGCACTGCTGGAAGCTCAACAGCTTCTTATTTGATTCCTAGAACCTTACTACCTAAAGTAATAAATGCAGTTCGAAAGAAATTAGTTTTAAGAGGATTAGCAGCAATGTCTTTTGGTCCATCCGCAATACCTGGAAGGTCATTAGTATTACCGCTACAATCAGAAATTGTTTCTTCAACCACATCTTTACCAGTGGATAGAATAGGCGAAGGGGCAGAAATTGAGTTAGCTCAAACACAATTTGAAGACACTACATTAACTCCGGTTAAATATGGTGCAAGAATTGGTGTTACAAGTGAAATGAAAGAAGACGGAATTATTGATCTACTTTCATACCATGCTGAATTAGCAGCGTATGAATTTGCAGACAATGAAGAATCTTTGATTGTTTCTCAGTTAGATTCAGCAGCATCTGCATCATCTAACACTGTAGCAAACTCTAATGCAACTCTACCGATTTCTGACTTAACAGAATCTATGCAACAACTTGAAGAAAAGAACTATGAATGCACACACATTTTGATTGGTGTAGAAATAGTTAATGACTTAAGGAACTTGGATACTTTTGTTGAAGCAGACAAATCTGGAGTAATGAACCCAACAAAAAGTCACATTGGGACAATCTTCGGTATGAAAGTTATTGTAACAAATAATGTATCAGCTAAGTTAGCTTACATTATAGATGCAAAACACGCTTTCATAATTGGAGAGAAAAGACCGCTTACTATCGAAAGATATAGGGACTACGCAAGAGATACAGAATTTATGGTTGTAACTCAAAGGTTCGCAGCTTTATATCTAAGGTCAGAAGCAACTTCAGAAATAACAACTACTTAAACGTAGTTGATTTTTTTATTTTTTGATTATACTAACTACGGAGGAAAGATAAAATGACAATTGGATTAAGACATTTACCAAAAGGATTAAATAAAGGAATGGGTCAATCTACACAATTAAATACTCAAGCAGATTTAGTAACACCTGTAGCTTACATAGTAAGTGGAGTTCTTGCAAGAGCTGATAATGTTATTACTTTGAATGATACTACTCCTGCTATTGAAATGACAATTGCTCATCCAGACGCTGGAAGAATACTTGTTATTAGGCAAATAGATGCTGGAACAGCAGGACATACTGTTACATTGACTGCAGGAACATTTGATTTGACAGGAAATAACATAGCTACATTTAACAGCCAATATGAAACATTAGTCTTATTAGGAATTTCAGATAAAAGATTTTTGATATTGATGAATCATGGAGCTGTTGGGTTGAGTGGTGCTTAAGATGAGAACTGAAGAAGAAATCAAAGCTGATATTGAAACTTGGAAAGATAATTTAGTAATGGTTAAAAAATTCAGAAGAGAATTGAATGACCTATCTATCAAACCAAAAAAAGTAAAGAAAGAAGTTGTTGAAGAAGAAGCTAAAATTTATACTGCAGATGAACTTATTGGTCTGAATAAATCTTCACAAGTAGATATTTTAGAGATGTATGGTGTTGAAGGACATGGTGTCCCTAAACTAGAAAAAGCAAGAGTCAAATTGATTCTTAAATTACAAAAGAAAAATAAATAACTGCTAATGCAGTGGTTGAGGTGAATGAAATGGTTGAAAAAAAAATGGATTATATAGATATTACGCCGAAAGGTGTTGAAGATGGTGCGACAGGACAAGCTGGAAAGAATTCCACGGTTTTCCAAACAACTGAGTGGAAAACAATAAATGAGAACCCACGTAATTTAACAAAAGAAGGTATAGATTATACCATCGGATTGTGGAAGAAATCAGTTAATAGACACGTTCAGTTGAAGTATATTACTATGCGAAAAAGATGTAATAAAATAGCTCCATCAGGTGTAACTGAAAAAGGGCACATAATTTTTGCAAGA